GTGCGGGTTGTCTGTGTCGGAAGCGTGGGCCAGTGGAGTGTATCGGGCATCCCCGCGAGCGTTGTTGTGATACTGCGGGTGGTCGTCATCATCCAGCCCGGATAGTTCGCCGTGAGCAGACGGGCCGGCAGGCCCTTGCACACCGACTTGGACGAACGTTACCTCGCGCTCAGTTGATATTACCGTCACATCGGCGGTTGTCGAGACAATCGTTACGTCACTCATCGCGGAATCTCTGGATCGAACAGCACCGGGATTGCCGGCAAGGAGAGCACTAAAGCTACTGGTGCCGAATCCTCGATTTCTACACCAAGCACGCCACCGCTGCCGGCAAGCAAAGACGTTTCGCTGTCAGGAGCATCGAAGTCAATCCGGAAGTTGGCCGCATCGACCGTAATGTATGGCGCGAGGTCCAGCATCACAGTATCGGACCTGGCAGTGGGGCGAATCTGCGCGCGCACGACGCACCCCGTCAGGTCCATAGGGACGCCATATTGCAAGATGCCGCCACCGGCGTAGGCTTTATCCCCAGTCGTGTTGCGCGAGTTGATTTCGACTGTATCGGCGTCAATCACCGTCGCCTGGAAATAGTCTGCCTGACGCGGATGATCTTCGTCGACCGTGTTGAGCCGCGTCAGCCCCTTGCAGCGAGACACACGGAACCGCCAGCCTTCGACCATGCCGTGGGCTTCCGCAGCGAGGCGCACACCGGTCTCGGTCATCGTGATAGCGGTGATCGGGATGTACTTCTGCAGCGCGGTTTCCGGGCGCAGAGTCCAGAGAAACGAGGATCCCTTGCGAATAGTGATCTGCATCATGCCCTCAACATATGGTGCGCGTGAACGTCATCAGCACGCCGCTGATGCTCACTCTGACAACGACCCTCCACGATTGCCAGGCGGCGGGACAAATCAGCCATGTCTGCGCGAAGCGACAGTTCCTGTGTCGTTACCTTTACCTCGAATTCCTTTCTTGCCTCGCGCAAATCACGCGAGATGGCGGATATGGTTTCTCCGAGCTTGTGGATGTCTATCTTGATGGCGTTGAGCAGGTTGGTGACTAGCCACCCGATCAACCCAATCACGGCAACAATAGCAATCTGAATGTATGCGTCCATGCTGCCTTTCACCAAGCCTTGATCGAATGCGGCCGGTTTGAGTTGTTGTCGCGCCGATGCGTTGCGTCTGGACGATCGCCGAAGTAGTCGGTAAAGTCAGCCAATCCTCGCGCTGAGCGTCCCGGATCCATGAAGTCGGTATCGGGCACCGAGAACGCCCGGTAAGTGACCCATCCGGCGAGGTTGCGATGATGAATTGCCGCTATCTCTGGCTCATCTCCGTCGTCAGCCATTTGCGCATACGGAATGCGGAAGGTTTCGAGCTTGAGCGTTGCAGCAGACTCGACAATCCGATTGAGCGTCAGCGTGGTGTCATCATGAATGAACGCGCTTGGGCGGCCTGCTGCGTCTCGCCAGTCGCGGAAAATTCGGTCTTGCTCGTATCGATCGGTCGGCGAAAGCCAATACGTCGTGCCGCCTTCGACAATTCGCGCGGTTCGCACCTCGAACACTTCGGCCGGCAGCAGAATTTCCGTATCGCCAGGAGACAGTTCGATTTCGACGCTCAATCTCAACAGGTTTTTGCGAATCGCCGCTTCTTCTTCCGCCTCGCTGAACCATCGAGACAGGTCATCGGTCAAGTGCAGAGGAGTGCTTGCGCTGTCACGAGAATCCCGTCGCCAGTTGAAGATGAGCACACCGAGATTCATCATGGCATACCGAATCGGTAGATCAGTTGTTGCGCGTCAATCCTCAGCTTTTCTGCGGACTTGCGTCCATCCAGCTTGACGTGGAAATTCTGCTCGGCAAACGTTCTCAGCGCCTCGGCGCCCATTGTCTGCACGGCATCGACAGCTTCTTGAACGGCCGCCTCTTTGGCTGCATCGTCGGAGATTTCCAATGGAATCTCGATGGCATCGGCCTCCGCTCCAGCATCGGCCAGCTGATAGGCATCCGGATGGCGAAGCATCTTGATAGCGGCGGCCAATGGAACAGATTTGGCCTGCCCTTTGACCCACTCTCCTGTGCCGTATGTCGAGTCCTTGTGCTGCTGGCGGTGGCCCACATAAGCGATTGTCTGACTTTGCATCTTGACCCCTACAAGGATCAGGCGAGCCTGCGTGATACAAGCCCGCCCGGTTTGTTACACGCCCATGAAGCGGCCTTGCACAACGAAGTCATAGACTCCAGCAGATGCATGGTCGGCAGTCGATCCATTGACGGTCAGGATCAGATAGGCGTCCTTGGGGAGCGTCAGCGGACGAACTGCGGTGTTGTTCGCCGCCGTGCGTCCGACCGTCGCGGCAAGAGCGGCGAAGAAGTAGTCGTCGTCCTGCGGCACAGCGGTAGAGTCTTCGCCATCGACATAGGCGAAGCCGAGTTTGTGCGTGACGCTGGTACTGAATGCGTCCGAACAGATCGAGAGACAATCGTTAATCTCAAGCCCGGCTGGCATCAGGCCGATGCGAACGACGTTCGTCTGGACGATTGCCGTAGTCTGGTCGGACGCCGCAAGCACGCCGCTGGCGTTGGTCGTGAAGTTGTAGATCCCGGTCCATGAATTTCCATAGACGCCGGTGCTGATACGTTCGGCGCCAAGCGCCTTCTTGGTGACGGTTGCCATGTGCTACTCCTTAAACGCCGGCCAGTCGGACGGCGGTATCGAACACCGCCACGCCGTTATCCGTGTATTGCAGGGACTCGCCGTGATCGACGAGGAATCGAATCTTCGAGCGGCCGGCAATCTCGCCGATCAGATACTCGTAGTCGTTATGAAAGTTGCTCCACTCTTCTTCGGTGAAGAACGAACCGAGGCTGCGGTTGTGCTTTCCGTATCCTTCGGCGAGCGCCTGTCCGCCGAGAAGAATGGCTCGATCGACCGCGTAGGTCGTTCCGAAAGCGGCCGGCACAAGGTCGGTCGTAGTCTCGGTCGACGCGGTAGTCGATGCGCACCAGTTGATCGGATCGCCAGCGTAGAACCGGATCGGGCGCGGCTGCTTGAGGATCAGGATGCCGCGCCACAGCAGAGCGTCGCCCATGAACACCGGGTTGTTCTTCGCCTGCTGTCCTCGCGCCATCGCCTGCGCCTGGTAGGTGCGGAAGTTGGTCGATTGCACGAACGAGTTGTATTGTTCGGCAGACACCATCAGCACGCGCACCGGGGCGTCGCTGGCCTGTTCGTCGTTGTCGAAGATCACGCTCGGCAGCGGAATCGACATGCCATCAAGCCACGTGGCGATCGAGTCCACAACATCCGCATTGAAAACGTCGGTCGTTGCGATAGTGATCGCGTTTGATCCAGCGACTACCTGCTCGATGCCGCTGCCGGTAGAAATGAAGTGCCGGTTGCGACTCGGAGCGCGGACGGTGTTGACCATCACCGAACTGAATTTCGGGTCTGCGGCGAGCGGTACGCACCAATTGATGTCATTGTGGAACCCGCGAGCGCCGGCGAGATGCACTTGGCACGCCTGGTCGGTGAAGCGCTCGAAGATAGACCTGGCTTGCTCCTGCGCCAGCGAGCGCAGTTGATGCGGCGTGCGCTGCTGCGTCATTTGTCCGCCTGCCGAAATCGGGAAGCGGGCCTGGTTGATCCGCAGAGTGTCGTTCGAGAACGACATCTTGGATCCCTTGCCACTCGCCATCTCGTCTCCCATGATCGGAGTGGCCTTGAGCGGGTTAATCAGGTCAAACGTTACCTCGCCACCGGCCTTGACGGATAAATCCTGGACGCGGACGATGGGGCGATGGCTGCTCGACACGCCGCGAATGTTGCCTTCGGCGTCGGTCTGCTTGGACATCGGGCCAGACATGCGATTGAACCCGGTCTTGCGCTGCAGATTGGCGGCAAACAAGCCGACCGACTGAAGCTTCAGGTCTTGGGGAGACCCTTGCGTAACGACAGTTTGAGACATTTGTTACTCCTGTATGAGGATGCGCGCGCCATCTCGGCGGGCGACGTATCTTGGTTACACGACGACGGTCCTATTGATGAGCGCCATTATTTTGTCGGGCGGCATACTCATCATTCGGTCCTGCATGGCCTGTACTGACAAGCCGGTAATAGATTGCAGTTCGTCGGTCGGCGGTGAAGCCGACGAGGGGATGGATGACATACTGGCTGGCGGCTTGGCCTTTGCTGACGCGATGGCTTCGGCGGCTTGTTCGGCAACCGACGCAGCGGTAGCCGGCTTCGGTGGCGAGTAAAAGGGAGCAAACTTTGCCGCGGCCTGTGCTAGAGCTAGGTGCATAGGCGTACCTTTTGCGACAAGTGCATCGCGCCAGGTCACTACATCGGAGATTGCATCTGCGTTGGCGGTCGGTTTGGTAGAGTCCAGGAACGGATACGCCTCGATTACCTTTGCAACGGTGGCATCAAGGCTGGCCTGCGCGGCTTCTGCAGCCGCTGCTGCGTCGCGCTGCGCAAACTCCTGCGTGACCATTGATCGCGTGCGCTCGGTTTCCTGCGCGCTGATTGCTGACTGGATTTTCGCCCGAATTTCATTGGCGCGATCCGTTTCGTTCAGCACCTCTGCCTCTGCGTGCTCACGCCAAAGATCGTCCAGGCTGGCAGCTTCCATGGCCGGACGCTGGTCAGCCTCTGGCGCCGCATTGGAAGCCTTGAGTGACTCGATTACCGCGGCTTGATCGCGGGCGATTTGCTCGTAGTGCCTGGCCAAGTCGCGGGCAGACAGCAATTCCTCGTATGGAATCGTGTGCTGACCGTCTTTTGCCAGCAGCACAGGATCTTGCTCCGCTGGTTCCGCTTCCGGCTGTTGAGTTTCTACTGTCGTTTTAGCGTCGGGCGACTCGCTGGTATTTTCGCCCTCGATCGACCAGCCCTCAAACAGTTTGGCCTGGTCCTCGTGCGACAGTTCGGCGTACTCTTCCGGGTGCGCCTCGAAGTAAGTCATGTCTTGTGTCATCGCTCTGTCCATCATCAGGATTGCGCGCCATCTCGGCGGGCATCCGGTCACGTATCGCTGTGAGGCGGATAGGTGAGCGGGTAAATCAAATGCTCGCCCTTTCGGGAAAGCTCCATCTGCTGCGGATTGCGCGCCATCTCGGCGGGCGGTTTGCTGCACTGCCTACGCTACCGGCAGTCTAGCATGATTGCTACCAGTCAAGCCACACGATACTGGTCGCAGTGGTGCTGGTGCTCATGACATGCGTTCCCACCACATCGAGCACCGCGCCGGCCGGCAATGCGGCGAACACGACCGGCGTTTGATCTGCGCCGTTTTTGATCGCCACCGCTCCGGTGCCGCCGATATAGAGGCGTTTGAATTGCAGTGCGGTCGTGTCGCTTTTAGTGACCGCTCCGTATCTGGTGGCTGACGCTTGCGTGGTGACGTTGCTCATTGCATTACTCCTGTCTCAATGCCAGCGGTAACGCCAGCATCGGGTGTCGGTGGGAAATTAGGGCTGGTGTTCTGTGGCGCGTCGATCGGTACGATCCCGGCCGGCGGCGCAGGGATTGCCGGGGCCGCGTTTGCGTCGATAAACCCGGCGCTGGCCAGCATGGCGTCCGCCATCGGCGCGACGGCGGGCTGCATGGCAATCTGGTTCGCCGCGTTCGTGCCGCTGAAGAAGCTGGTCACGTTCTGGCCAACAGTCTCTGCGATGATCTTCTTGATCTGCGCGTCGACAAGCGGCTGCTGCTGCCTTAGCTTTTCCATCTCGATGTCCGCCCGCGCCTTGATAAGCGCCTGCTCGACGGCCTGTTTGATTTGCTGCTCGATCTGCTCCGGAGTCTGCTTTCCTGACTGACCCTTGATCGCTTTGATAAGCTCGGCTTGGTTCGGCAGGTCCATCAGTGCGAACAGGAACGGCAGCATGATGGGCTGATACTGTGCAGGAGCCGACTTGAACGCCTCGCTCATCGCGGCAAGCTGTTGCTGCTTGAAAGTTGCCGCGCTAGGAACGTTGTCAATCCCCACTCGCAGCTTGATGCGCGATACGTCGTTGTCCAGGTACTGCACTCCTGACTCATCCGTGATCGGGGTGTTGAGCGCAACCGTCCTGTCGTCGCGTATGCCTTGTCCATCCAGAAACACCGTCTGCTGCTTTCCTTTGGTGTCCTCGATGATGAGCGACAGCAGAATGTCGCCCACCTTGGCGCGCGCAGAATTGAAGTTGTCGGTCAGGTCGGCGAGAGACTGATTGCTCTGCTCAACCTGGCTGTTGAACTGCACGCCGCTTGTGGTGTTGCTGTTCTGTCCTTGAAATTCGCTGTAGATTCCTCCGACGCGCCGTAGCGCCTCGCGGGTATCGCCTAGCCGCTGGAACTGCTGCTGCGTCAATTGCAGGTCTGTCTCGACCTTGAACACGCCTCCGGCCTGCATCGCTTTTGCATCTAGGATGATGTCTGCCGCAGGGCTGGCAACCTCTTGCCTGAATTGCTCATCATTGCCGATGACCGCGCCTTTGGTGCGAACCACGCGACGCGCGCTCATGTTCCATTGCGATTTGCTGTGCAGGGCGTTGATCTGGTCTTGCAAGTACATCATGCCGCGAGCGAGGGCGTAGGGAGCGCCTGTGCGGTCTTCCCGGTATCCCCAAAACGGCACGTAGGGAATCTCTCCGTGTGAGTGAGGAGACGGACCATCGTACAGGCAGTGCGGGCCTAGCCACCACGACAGCCGGACCTTGCTGACAATGCACTTCTCGACCTTTACCAGTCCGCGAGCGATCGCCACAGAATGCGCCGGGTTGCGCTTGTCGTACTCGACTACGCGACCATCCGGGTAGCGAAGCACGGACACGCGCGACCATCGGCGATACCAGACCTCCATCAGTGCGACTCGGTTCCTTCCGGTGTCCAGCCAGTTCGACTCCTCGATAGACCATCTGCGCTCCTGATCCATCGACGCGAACAGATCGGGCAGCGTTCCGCCCTCGTCTGTCTCGACAAGGCCAATGCCGAAGTCGCGCCAGGCATTGCTGGCGTTGCGAATCAGTTCTGCGCTGTCCGGGAAAAGCAACTCAGGAATGCGTTTGTCGAACCAGCTTTTTCGAATCACATAGCGCGCGTCGCTCAGGTCCGGCTTGGAGTGCCAGTCCCAGGACATCTCATTGCGCGGAACCGCCTCAACCTTGTACGGGTATCTGAATGGGTCTTCCTCGCGGCCGACGAACACCCATCCGATGCCGACAGAGATCTGAGTCTTGAAAGCGTCGCTGCATGCCGTGTCGGCGTGACTGCGGCCCTCGGCCTCGTGCAGTTTGTGGTTCAGAACATCAGCTACGTCGGCGGGGTCGTCTTGGGATTCCGTCGATACTTTCCAGTCGCCGCGGTTTTTGACCTCCATACCGAGCACGCCGGCAATTACCGGCCCCATCAAAGGCTCGATCGCAGGCGGTATTCCGATCTGCTCCATGCGCTGCAGGATTTCAGCGTCCAGTTGGTTGCCGTCGCAGTAGTCTGCTTCGCGGTCGGCCTTCACGCGCCAGGGAGGTTGTTCTGAGATTTCGTTCAGGAACGTCGTCAGTTCTTCTAGCGTCAGCGCGACGACGCGCCCCATCGTCGTTTCCGTGTCCATCATAGCCTCCAGTCTCTTGCTTGCGGGCGGGGTGCTGGCCGCTGCGGCGTCACGGCCAGGGCGGTCTCGGAATAGACGGCCATCAACCCAAACCCGTCTGCGGCATGGCTTGACCAGTCATGCTCTGGACCGAGACCGATATTGCGCTGTGCGTCCTGTTTTTCATGATACCAGCCGAGCGCATCGCGGCCAGGCTCTGTGGTGTCGGCATTGAACCAACACGCCGGGAAAACCCGCCGGGCCGCTTCGATGCGCGCCGCTGCCGCGCCCACGCCTTGATTCGGGACAATATCGACCTCATACCCGATCGACACAAACGCAGACTCATAGCTGACCGCATAAATTTTGTCGTGCGTCTCGCCATCGTGAGGCAGGACGATGCGCGCCCTGTCCGGCGTGAATTTCTTGCTTCTGAGCCATGCCGCATGAGCGCCGATCGGCTGGCCAATGGTCTCGTAGTAGTCCAGCACGCGGACCTCGCGCCCGACGAACTGCACGGCCCAAAACGTGAATGCGTCGCTGCGCGCGCCGGTGCCGCCAATATCCGCGAACATGACTATCGGCAGCAGCGGGTCGGCGGAAACGCGGCCGATCCGGCCCTCTTCTTTTACCTGCGCGAGCGATTTGGCGTAGTAGGCGCCGACGAGCACTGTAGCGTATCCGCCGCTCCATACATGGTCGTACTGGTCCGGATTCAGGCGCAGGCAGTCAAGCCGTTCATGTTCTAGCACGGACGGGAAAAACGGGTTGTCGCTCCAGTTTGCGCGGATGACGACGGCGCCGGTCGGAACGCTCTTGCTGCGCAGCATGACGTCCACGGCGTCAGTCTTGCGCCTTGGGTTCCATGAAAACCACAATTCTGAATTGTCGGCGCGGATCGTCGGACGCAGCAGCGACAGCGACCTTGCTGAAAGCGTCTGCGCTTCCTCGCACCAAGCAATGCGGAAGCCTTCGAGCGACTTGATTGACTCTGCGGTGTGGTCCTGCATCCCGGAGAAAGTGATAACCCCATCGCCCGGCGTCTCGATCACCTCGTTGAACACTCGGAACCCATCGGATTGAGTGAGCCCGAGTCCGGTCAGTTTGTCCTCGATCAGTCGCTTGCTGGATTCTTTGAGGGTGCGCTGCACTTCACGAATGCAGACTGCGCGAGTGCCGCGCTCGACCAAGCATTGCTCGATCAGTGCTTCCGCGAAATGGTGCGACTTGCCCGAGCCTCGACCGCCCCATGCACCTTTGTATCTGGCAGGCTCCAACAGCGGCAGGAACACGCGCGGGGTGTCGAGCATCAATTCTCTGCCGCGCATTAGCCGATGATCCTGCGCACAATGGATTTGATCGGCTCGTCGTCGGCCATGTCTCCTTTGCCCATGCCGAAAGCCTCTCGCTCTGCGGTGATGAGTTTTGCCTGAGTCTCGGACAGCATTTTGAGAATGCTCACGCGCTTGCTCAGTTCATCCTCGCACTCTGCCAGTTCGGTTTCGTACTCGGCGGCACGCATCCGAAGCAGCTTGATATCCGCCCGGTGCGACAGAGCGATATTCGCCGCAGCTTGGGCGTTGCCAGCAATGATCTGTTTCTCGGTTGCCAAACGCTCTTTGGAAACCTCTCTGGCAACTGATTGCTTGGCAACCAGCGCCGCAGCTGCGGCGGCTATCTTTGCCGACAGGTCGCGGGTCCATCCGTCTTTCTCTGCGCGCTTCTGGATCGCAGTGTGCGAGCATCCGAACTGCTCTCCGATTGCGCGCAGTGTATCAATGCCAATCCGATACGCCTGTTCAATGCCTTCCCAATCAAGGGTTTTGCGCTCGGCCATCAAGCCGCCCGATACCGAAGATAGCGCCCATTGCGCGGATCGTCCCGCGAGCACTCGACCAGCCCCATCCTGCGCAACTTGAGCAGCGCCCACACTGCGGCCGGGTGTCCAATCCCTAGCGACTGCCGTATTTCGCATTGCCGCATTGATTGACCTCGACTTGAGCGTAGATGGGTGATTACTAGGTGCGGATACGTTCCGGGCGACGGATCGGCTGACGGCTTGCTGTCACCGCACAGCGCATTGATCTGGCACGCCCAAATGCTCACTGACATCCCGTAGTCCAGAAACCTTGTTGCGCAAATGATACACCAACGTTGCGCAAATACAACGACGATTTCTTCGCGTAGTTCATTCTTTGCGCAAATAAAGCTTGCAATCTTGGTTTGTTGCGCATATAATTACCACATCAGATCAACCAACCAGGAGAACGAGATGAACGCTACGCAACTTTGGTCAAAAGCGGCAGAGCTACAGCACGCAAATGAAGAACTGCTGCGCAAGGCCCAATGGCAGGCAGGATGCATGGCCAACGAAGGCCATAGCTCCGAAGAAATTGACTGCGCAACAGCAGTCAAAATGGCGCAAATCCGGGCCAATCGTTCGGCAATCGAAGTCGCCATGAAAGAGTGGTCGGTGGCGGCATGAGCATTACTGCCACCATCCTTGACGACGAAATGCGTCCAATCGCAGACGACTTCACCGTCGTCTGCGACGACTTCAGCCAGGTGATTCTGGAGGCCAAGCGCCTGGCCAGTTCCGGGACGAGATGCTGCATCATGTGGCAGCGCATCGAGGACGGGCAGATCGCATACTACGGCCCGCGCGGATGCTCGCTCCAGCCGCACTGGTACTCAGCGCCTGGACGGCCTAAGGAAATCGAGTCCGGAAGACGCGTCAACGTCTGGCTCGACCAAGCCAGCGTCGAGCGCGCGGAAGCCATTGGCGATGGGAACGTCAGCGCGGGTATTAGGGCGGCGCTTTCGGCAAGCTTGCCGTCCAATCAGTAAACAGAAAACCGGCCAACAATGGGCCATCACAACGAAGGAGATTGAGATGCTCTACGCAGTGGTGGACGCGAACAGCGTGTACGAAAACGCAGAAACTGGCGAGCAAGACTATGCGCGCGCCACGGTCGTCATGGCCGGGAGCCCGGCCGAAGCGTGCGCGAAGGCGCGCGAACAAGGATTTGGCGGCCTTTTGTTTGCTGCGCCGACCGCAGATCAATCGGTGCGCGTGAATATCTTGTGTGACGGCGAAGTGATCGGAGAGGCGATCGGAGAGTCAGGAAATGTCACGCACACCAAGCGAGCGGGTCGGTTTGACCGCACGGCAACGCTCGAAGATGCGCACGCCTACTGCGCAGACTTTAACGCTCGCGGGTTCGGCAAGCCGATTTACGCGAAACCATGGTACGAATGCAAGTACGATCCTCCTCGCCGGTAGCCCGTCCGCTTACCAAAACCAGCCGCCTACGGGCGGCTTTTTCATCCTTGAGATCCAATCGTATCAGCTCGAAGAATGTTTCTTGTCTCCCGATACGTCGGACTCCTGAGCCCAATCTTCCGATCGTCTGCGCAATGGCATGCCATGCTGCATGCTACATTTCGTTTCCATGTTACCCATGCGCGCATCTGTGTGGCCGATCACTCGGTCAATTCGGTGCTGCACCTGTTGCTTGAATTCTGCCAGGTCTGTCTTGATCTGGACCTCGACATTCGACATGCGATCCTTCATCGACGCAAGAGATGCGGATATATCTGACTGCGATTTTGATAGGGTCTTGAGATACCACACCGCTAATCCACCAAGCGCCACGGCTACGCCACCAAGCGCGGATGACAGTATCGGCCATGTGGATTGGAGAAGTTCGGCCTCAAATGGTGTCATAGCAAACTCAATAATTTTTTCTGATGCTGTCTATGATAATTCATTTTTCGTAATATCAGAGATGTAGATTTTGCATCTCCTCGGAATATCTGGCAGCGCCGGACGATGACCAAGAACAGCGCTCACTACGCCTCCAGGACGCGCAGCGGTGCAGACCAGCCGCGCAAGTGATCGCATTGCGCGCATTTCCTGCGGTCGTCAGATCCGGATGTGTAGCGGATGATGTTGTGCTCAACGATCATTGCTCTGCCCCTTCTCAAACTCGATCAAATCCTCCGGCGTCAGACCCATCATTTCAGCCGCAAGCTGCTCCGCTCGCTGGCGAGGCATCCCAGCGTCGAATTCGAGGATGGCCGCGCGCTCTGCGAATGCTTCCCGTTTGTCTTCGCTCATATCAATTCCTCTTGGACTTGTTTGCGTGGCGCATCAAACACCATCGGCGCCTGCCGGTAAGCGTTGTCGATCCGTTCGCACGCGATGTCGAACGCGGACCTGTCAATCTCAACCCCAATGAAGCGCCTACCCACGCGCTTTTATTTCGCCACGGCCACGAAGCCAGAAGCGCGTCGTTGTCGTCTTCACTGCCATCGATAACGTCCGGGATGACGGCAAAATCGAACGACGGATAGCGATGCAATTCAGCCACCCATGCGTAATATCTCGACCAGTCGACAATCGCACTTCCAGATTTCCACGCCGAGAATGCCCCGTTATCGACAGCAAACGACTGGCACACGTCGAGCGTAATTCCAAGCTGATCAGGTCGAGCAAAGCTGATGAAAGCATGGCCTCCGGAAATCGCAGCAAGCGCCGCAGAATTCGGGGTGATTGGCGTTCCGTGGTAGTGGATCATGCCAGTATAACCAGCCAAGACGGCCACCTGCCATCAATTCCCGAAAGCGAGTAATAGCACGCTCCGCCATTCAGCCGTCTGACGCAGACAATAGTTGCAGGCGCGCAATCCATTCCGATAATCCTGGCTCGATCTTTGTAAAACAAACTGTGTGGCATTTTAACCCCTTCGCTTGATGATCCATTCGCGCACCGAATCAGGAGCGCCGTCAAATACTCTCTTTGCTGCTGCGATCCCCATCGACTTCTTCCACATCGTCAAACATGACCGGCAATACTCAGGGTCGTGCGCCATTTTCCTGACCCAGTCCGACGCTTCTGCGATCGTCGGCGGACGCTCTCTGACTGTAGTCATTTCTCACCGCGCTGGCCCGTCTGTGAATTGCACGCCAAGGCTGGCGCCGCGCGCATATACCTGCTCCAGATACGCCGACATTCCTCGAACCGTCAATTGCGTGGTGCTGCCGATCAGGACGCGATCTCCGACCGGGGTGATGCCCCATTTTTTATATATCAGAAATTCAGCATCATCATCGGTAAGTCCCATCTGCTCTATCGCTATCTTCTCTGCCTACTCGCGAGTCATGGATGACAGGCCGCTGCTGAACTGGATGATCGCCGCCCGTTCCTCGAACGCCTCTTGCTGGTCGCTCATTCTTCTATCTTCCGTAGGAAATCCATCGCGTCATCAATCAGGAATCTCCGCCATTGTTTGCCGTTCCGACGTGGATATCCACGGACAAAAGCGCCTGCTTCTGAGTTAGTTCCCAGACGGAATACCCGCTGCTCGTAATCTACCGTCGCGAAGTAGTCCAGGAACTTAACCACTTCAAATCTGGCTTGCTTCTCGGTATCGCTCATGAATCCAGTCCAATCAAAAACGATATCGCATCTTCCCGCAACTGACTGCGCCACTTTCGGCCGGTGCGGGTTGGAAATTGAATTACGTGCGGCCCTCCTTTAATCCCGTTGCCGAGTCGGAAAACACGCTTGTCGTAGTCGACGGTCGCATGGTACTCGCCGTCGCCAACCACCCACGGAACAGAGACAGTCTCAAACCGATCTGGATCGCTCATTCCATCACCACCAGCCACGACGGCCACACTCCAACAATCCCCGAAAGATCGTAGTAATAGACTCCATTGATCCTCGCCACCCAGACGATCGTAGCCGGCATACAATCCATTCCGATAATCCGCGCACGACCTTTGCAAGAATACTTCTGTCGCATTTTCAACTCCTTCGTTTGATGATCCATTCGCGCACCGACTCTGGCGCGCCGTCGAATACTCTCTTTGCTGCTGCTACTCCCATCGACTGCTTCCACGTCGTCAGGCACATCCGGCAATACTCCGGGTCGTGCGCCATCTTCTTGATCCAATCCGAAGCTTCGGCGATTGTCGGCAGACGCGACCTGACTTTGGTCATTGCTCACCGTGCCGGCCTATCGGTGAATTGCACGCCAAGACTGGCTCCGTATGCATAGACCTGCTCAAGATACCGGGACATGCCGCGCACGGTCAGGTGCTTCGTGCTGCCAACCAGAAGTCGATCGTCAGACGGGCTGATAACCCACTTTTGGTATCCGTCTTTCGTGTCGTCTCCGGCCGACTCCGGCAAGAAATCGCGCTTAAAGAATTCGTTCCATGCCTCCGCGCTGAACTGCCGGCCGCATACCCATGCCTGCTCGGCTATGTCGCGCAGCGGACCAGCCCACATCAGTGCATTTGAATCCGCTTTGCGAAGCTTCTTCGCCTCGCGGATAACGACCTCAATCGGATTCGCCGCGTCAATCGGAAGGTGTTGCGCCAGCGCCGTCAACAGTTCGCGCTGCGCGATACCGACGAGGCGGATTGTCCGTGTCTGGTATGTCGGTCTGGTAATGACTTTGATCATTTGCTTGCTTCCATCAATCGTTTCGCAGCTTCCAGAAGTGCACCAAGCTCCTCATAATCCACACGTAGCAATCGATCCTTGAGCAAGTCGGCGCTTGTGATCAAGAAGAATGGACCACCGCCCTCATCGGAAAGCTCAATGCGTAGCGCATCCTCTCCGATGATCGGGTTTGTTCCTGGGCGATGCACTGCCATGGCAACCGTGGTAATTTTCATCTTTTCCAATCTCCTCTCTGTATACCTAATCATCAA